GGCATGTTGCCGCCCGCGCTGATGGGTTCTCTCATCAGCCGCACCACCTCTTGCGTGCTTTCTTTGATCACCGCTTCAATGAATACCTGCGTGTCCAACACCCACTGCTCAATGCTGGCGGTGAAATCATTGCTCATGGCGTCACCCCCGCTTTCTTCTGCATGCGCACGGCGGCACCGATGTAATCCACCTTGTATTCGGCATGGCAGCGGCAGTTGATCACGTCTTCACCGTGCGCCCCGTGGTCACGGTCACCGGGGTGCAGCATCTTGGCCCCTGTCTCAGGGCTGATGAAGTAGGCATTGTAGCCCACCTTCTTGCCGTGCAGGATGAAGTGGCTGCGCCGCTCACGCCCGTCACGATTGGTGCGCCAGATTTTGGTCACATCATCTTCACGCACCTTGCCCGCCGCAATCATTTGGCGAATACTCTCAGCCTGCCCCGCGTGCAGGCTCAGCAGCGTCTCAGTGCGGGCGATGTTCTCACCGCGCAGCTTCAGCAAGCTGTCTGAATATTTGCCAATCATCTTCTGCACGTCGGCCACCAGCAGCGGCTTGCCCGATGCCAACGCCCGGTGAACCTTGGCGTCAAAGCGCTTGTCCCGCCTGATGCGCGTCAGGTAGTTGGCCAGCATGGCCGGGTCACCGCTCAGAAGCTCAATCTTGGCGTTATGGACGTACTTGGCAAAGGCGGGCGTCAGGCCCACCACACCGCCCTCTCTGCGGCCCGTGACGGCAGATACCCGCCCCACGATGTCCAAGGCCGTGGTGCGCGGCCCCTGCCCTATGGCGATGCCGTCTGAGAGGGTCTGGCGCACCGTGGCGCGCGCCGTGTTGCTCAGGCCCACAACCAGCTTGCTGCTGGTCACCCGCAACCATTCCTCAGCCGGGGGGCTTCTTACATTGAACCTGAAGATCACCCGCGCGCCGGTCATCGGGTTGATGGTGGCGCGCGCCGCCTCAGCGGTCAGCACGGCGGCGTAGCGGTAGATGTCCGACACCTGATCGGCCACCTGACTGAAGATGGCCGGGTCAAGGTTCAGCACACTCAGCGCATACTCAATGTTGCCGGTGGCAATGGCCTTCTCAAGCGCGGCCAGCGTGGTTTCATCGCTGATGTCGGCTATGGCGTCCAAGAACGCCTGCCGCACCTGCGGTTCCATCTGGTCAACCAGTTCTTGCAGTGAGGTGGGGATGCCGGTGGCCATGTCATGACCCCAGTATCAGCTTGAACACGATAATGATGCCAGCTTCGGGCACCCGGATCACCTTCTTGATCGTGGTGGGCGCGCCGTCAACGTACAGCACGTCAGTCATCTGCGGCTCAATGCCCACGGGCAGGCTGCGCGCTGGAAACGTGACCATGCGGTCAGTGGCCATCACCAGCGTGCCGTCAACAAAGCGGCGGTCTACGTTGCGCGCCACGCCCACGATGGGGTACTGCTGAAGCTCAGGCGGCGGTGGGTTCCACTCAGGCGGCGTGGCAGGTGGCTGCGTGCGCCGCTCAAGCAGCATGGTGCCTTGCTGGTACTCAGTGATCAGGTCACCGGCAATGCCCACCATGTCATTGTAGAAAGCGTCACTCATGTGCGGTTCAGCCACTTAGTCACGGTGCGGCCACTGACAGCCCCGCCAAGCAGGCATGCCAGCATCTGGTCAATCTGGGTCACCACGGGCTGCTGTGACGCCACAGCGCCGCCCTGCGGGTCAGCGTAGGTCACCGACACGGCCCCCTCAACGCTGACGCTCTTCTTGATCTGCCCCTCAACCACGTCAGGGGTCAGACCACCCGGCGTGGCAAGCTCACGGCGGGTGGCCTCATACGTGGCGTATTCTATTTCCTTGGGTACAACGTCTGAGGGCACGTGATACCCACGGCAGTCAACCACGCCCGTACGGGGCCACCCCAGCAACTGAGTATAACCGTCAGTAGGTACACCCGGATAGCGTGCGCCGTAATAGCCATCCAGATATGCGGTAGCCCGCTCCAACGCTGGGTCAACATCACCGGGTGAGACGGCGTAGCCCAGCCTGAGGCAATACGCCTCAAAGTCACTCTCAGTGCCGTAGTGTGCCATCAGGCGTTCACTTTTTCTTGGCGGGCTCTGGCTCTTTTGCCGCCGCCTTGGGCGGCGTGTTGCTGGCCGTCTGCGCGGTAGACGGCACCTTCTTGCGGTCAGCGGGCTCATCAGCCACAGGGTCACCGTCTGAAGATGCGGGAGGAGTTGGTTCATCTTCAGGCGGTGCCCATGGTTGCTGCTCAGCTTGCGCCGCATCAACCTCTTCTTTGGTGGGGCCGGGCCCCGTGACATCGGTCTTGGCGATCAGCGCCTCAGACGCCGTGCCCCCGGTAGGCACGCGCTCATGCAGGCGCTCAAGAATGCTCAGAGGCTCACCCTGCGGGTCAGACACGTGGCGGCGGCCCACCATGTCCCGCACGTGGTCTTCACGCATCTGCTGGTCAATGCTGTCCTCAGTGCCTTCAACGTTCTCTTGAAGACCGGCCACCACCTTCTCACCGATGGCCTTGACGCCCTTGTCGGATGCCTTGCGGATGGCCTCAAGCTTCTTGTCAGAGGCTAGGTCATCATGCAATTCGTCTACGTCCCTGAAGCTCTTCTGGTGAGCTTTATTCCACTCTTCAAAGCGCTTGGCCTCAAGCTCACTCTCAGGCAACAGTGAGACACGCGCGCGGCTGAATGCTGACAGACCCATGACGGGTACTCCTTTCTAGAATGTTGTCAGGCGGGCGGGGTCACCCCCGCCCAGAGCCATAACGCCGGTCAGACGATCTTGTGCTTGAACTGCACGATGCGCAGGTTCTTGTTCTGGTAGCGGCGGTTCCAGTTGGTGCCCACCTCAAGCTCAACGTTGGTGGGGCTGACGCCGGTTGCCGTGCCCACCCATGCCACACCGCGCGGGTGCATGACAAAGTGACGCCGGTTGATCAGGATGTCTTCACCGGCAAGGCTGTCACGATCTGTCTCAGTGGGGGTGGGCGCGCCGCCGTCAGCGTAGCCGATGGCCCCGGCACCAAACAGGTAGCTGGTGTAGACGCCAGCCGACACCGGCATGCCGTCATCTTCAATGACGCGCTTGCCCATGTAGTAGGGCAGGGTGGGCTTGCCCTCGCTGTCTAGCTGGAAGTCAATCAACTGCTGTTTGACCAGCACGGCCACGGTGGCGCTGTGCATGGCAAAGGCCGTCAGGCGCTGGCTGGCGTCACCCAGCTTGTACATGGCGTCCACGATGGTGTTGGCGTTGATGATGTTGTCGGGCGCGGCGGCGGCGCTGATGTCGTGGATGTTGCCCGCCATGCTGGCGCTGGCAAAGACGCCCTTCAGGGTGCTGATCAGCAGGGCCTGCCAGCGGCGCTGCCAGAAGTCACCAACCAGTGCGCCGATTTGCTCCATGGGGTCATCGCCCGACAGGGCTTCTGCCAGATCGTTGACGCCCCACGCCTTGCCGCGTGCATGCAGCACGGCGATGTCCTGCCCGCTGGTGATCTTGTCCACACCCAGCGGCACAACGTCAGACAGCACCTCTTCAGCGCCGGTCAGGTCTTTCCAGAAAGGCATGGCCACCGTGGTGCCGCCCTTCATGCCGAACACGTTCAGTTCACCCACCGTCTGGATGACGCCGGATGTGAAGAACGCAGAAAGCTCAGTGGACTTTTCAACAACGTACGGGTTGAAGACTGACGGCACGATCACGTCAGCAATTTTGGTTGCGGCCATAGGTCAATCTCCTTGGTATGGCACATGAATTTTTGGTCATGGACCTAACCCAGTTAGATTAACCGTGGGTTGGGGTGAGCTTTTTGCCGCGCGCGTAATGACGCCGCGCAGGGGGCTCTTTTAGTCCAAAGCTACCCGTAATGACGCGGTAGCTTATGCAAGTGCAGCGTCTATCTCTGCCCCTGAGCGGCCCGCAGTCTTCATCAAGCGGCGCGCCTTGTCTTTGTCAGATTTGATGATACGGCCCTGTTCCGTCAGGTTAAAGCTGTCTTTAACCCATGGGTTGATTTCAGAGCCGCGTCCATTACCAGAGCCGTGACTACCAGACCCCTTGGCCTGCACCACGAACGGTTTGCCATCATCTGACTTAGACCAGTTTTCTACAAAGTGATCTATGTCCACCTCACCAAGGTCTGTGTCAACCACGGCGTGGCGTTTACCGTCATCACCCTTGCGCACTTTCACGCTGCCGCGCAACAGCGCACGGGTAGCACCCATGAACTCTTTTGCAACGCCGTGCTTGACCAGCGCCTCAGTCAGGCCGCCGTCAACCAGCGTCTCATGAATGAGGGTGTCACGTTCATTGATTTCGCCATCCTTGGCCTTCAAGTCAGCCACCCGCTTGGCCTCAGCGTCACGCAGGCGCTGCTCATAGCGCTCACGCTCTTTCTGAAGC